GAAGCCTCATTCTTGCAACTCGATGACCAGATTGTGTCCTACCTGTGGGCTTTATCGCTCTATGAAATTGAGTGTGCTGGTTTCGTCTATGTCGAGATTAAGAAAGCCTTCCCACAGGCACCGGAGAAACTATCGCGACTATACAAGGGCCGCTCGTTCTCAACTAATAAGGACTACCTAACCACCTATGACTTGTTCCTCAAAACGGTGCAGGAACAAGATAACGCGGCGTGGCAAATGGGTTTGTATGATGATCACCTATTGCGACTGAGGACTGAAGGCCCTAAGTTCACCCAGAGACATCAGATCCACAAGAATGCACATGAGATCGCCGAAGCGGGTCGAGTCATTTCCATGGAAGCTATGGATATGGTTAGTCCCAACTTGCGGATTTACCCTCAGCCTGGTCGATTCTCGTGTAACTGGTGCCTATTCAAGCAGCCATGCTTAGGCGTTAACATGGGTGAAGACTACCAGTACACCCTCGATACCCTATTCGAAAGGCGTACTTACCACTACTGGGAAGAGAAGGCGGCGAGTACTGACTAATGGCTGCGGGCTGGTTCAAGGTAACCGTTTCAATAAACATTCCTGGCAGAATTCGTTCTGTTACCAAGACAGTGCTTGTTCCAGACAATTTGTTGTCTGATCCAGCTTCTCCTGGAAATGATTTTAGGCAAGATCGTGCGGCGCAAATGATTAGCGAAGCCTTTACTGAAATTTACATTCAAGCGCATCAAAAGAAGCGAGCCCAAGATGTCAAAAACTCTAAATAGAACTCAGCGTCGAGCACTGTTGTCTCAGATTCCTTGGGTCAAGAAATTAATCCAAGGCCGCCGTTGTGAAGCGATCAAATGGTCTCACATGTCATTTAAGGATGCCATTTCGGAAGAGGGACGAGAAAGGCACCGTTGCCGTAATATTGGTTACTGGAAGTTCCGCGCATTGAAGCGTAGCAATAATCCTGCTAAAGATGGCATCTACTGCATGTCGCATCTGCTGCACTTCTGTCTATACTACAATGCAGAAGAAACTAAGCGTACCTCTAACTGGTACGAGAAGTATCAGAAGGAACACCAAGACTTGCCCGGTCGACCCATGGCTATTGTTGATGGAGAAGACATGCCTGACGATCCAAAGGAAGAATATGATAACACTAACCTTTAGAGAAGAATTGTTAAAGTGGCTTAGGTACAATTTTCCTAACGAGGATCGAGTAACTAGCACGCTTGGGTTAGCCGAAGAGGCTGGCGAGGTATGTCGCGCTGTCTTAAAGCAAGCACAACAATTACGTGGCACCCACGCTGAGTGGGATGAAGAAATTAAAAAGGAGCTTGCAGACGTTTATGTAAAGATTGAACAAATAGCTGATATGTGTAATTGGGACTTACATGAACTAGTCCTAGATCGCTGGAATGAACTTAAGAATCGCGATTGGGTTAAGAACAGTCAAGGTCATGGCATTCCCCGAGATTACGCAGAGAGCGCTGAGTGATGACTTCTTCTTACGTCGAACTGCCAATGAGAATTCTAGCCACTCAGCTTGAGATAATGGCTGGAATAATGAATAAGTTATCCGAGTCTAACATACGGGTTGAATCGTTCAATCTCGGTGACTTAGTTTGCAGGGTAGAGGCAGTAGACAACCAAAAGGATGGGTTAACTTACTACCTAACCGGCATTACTAAGCTTGAGGAAGGTACAAATGTTTAGTAGTCAGGTGAACGCTTTCATTACCTTCCTCTTGGCCGGCTTAATCTTTGTCAGTATTGGCTTTGCCATCTACTACTCTCGTGGGAGCACTAGCAACGATGATTTGTGAATACTGCCGAGGTATTCCACATGTGGGTGCACCGCAACACTGTCCTGGTGGCACTTGGTGTGATTGTCAGCACCGCGACGATGTGCATACGCCCATTCCTAATACTACTGACCTAGGAGTTACAGTGTCAGAGTCGGACATGGCGAAGTTAGACGAAAATATTGTTGGCGCGCAAATAGATGCTTTTCTCAAAGATCCATCAACAGGTGTAACATTTACTAAGGAAGAACGAGGAAAGAATATGACTGAGACAAACGAGAACACGGTCGAACTCGAAGAGAACACCACAAAGAGCGATGTCGTTTTCGAGGATAACCCTACTAGTCCAGAATATGTAGACGGATTTGAAGACGAAGACGAAGAAGATGATGAAGACGAAGAGGACGAAGATGATGAAGACGAAGAGGATGATGCCGAATACGAGCGTAATTCCATCGACAACTTCTGATTCTTAGCCCTCTTGTGCTCGCTTGGCCCCGGTGGTAGACTGAGACACCCAAGAAAACTAATACGAAACGTGCCAATTCGGACAAAAGTAGTATTAAGGATTCTGAATGTCGTTGACTTCTATCGCCGGGTTACCAATAAGTCGAGTTACCGAACATCCAATGAGATTCAACATGTTAGTATATGGAGAATCTGGTGCCGGTAAAACCACTCTAGCAGGTTCAGCCGATGATGTACCCGAAATGCGCAAGGTCCTCTTTTTGGATATTGAGGGTGGTACGCTTTCCTTGCGCTCTCGGTACCCTAACGTAGAGAGTGTACGCATTAAGTCGTGGGACGATATGCAGAGCGTGTATAACGAACTGTATTTGGGCAGCCATGGCTACAACACTCTAGTCCTAGACTCTCTGACTGAAATTCAGAAGATGTCTATGGACGAAATTATGCGTAAACTAGTTAAAGAACATGAAGACCGTGATGCAGATGTGCCTGGTATTAGAGAGTGGAATATCAACATTGAACAGACTAGGAAGTTTGTTCGACTATTCCGGGATCTGCCAGTAAACACCATTTTCACCGCGTTGTCCAAGGTTGATCGTAACCCTAGAAATGGCTCGACTAGAACTAAACCATATCTATCCGGCAAGGTTGCCGATGAAGTTGCCGGCTTCCTTGATATCGTAGTCTACCTTTATACCAAGGAGGTCGAAGGAAGTCAAAAAAGGATGCTTCTGTGTGGCGCTACCCAAGACAATGTGGCTAAGGATCGCACAGACAAACTCGATCAAGTTATCATTGAACCAAACATGGCAACGATCTGGAAAGCTATCAAGGGGTTAACAACTAATGACTCAGCCACTGAAAGTTAATTTTACCGACCGAGAAGCTACCTCGACGGTACGCGAGATCCCACCATCTGGTGAGTATCTGGTCGCGATCACCGATGGAGAAATTAAGGACGTAAAGCCAGGTCGGAAGAACACTGGCAAGCCTTATTGGCAGCTTCGCTTTGTCATCCAAGATGGTGCTTACGCCGGTTCAAGCCTCATTGCTTCCGTCATGCTCTTTGATGGAGCGCTATTCAGTTTTGCACAACTGATGAAGGCGCTTGGGTACGATGTTAATTCCGGTGACTTCCTAATTCCTTCCCTTGATGAGATCATCGGGAAGAATGTTAATGTTCGTGGCTTTAAGAAGCCACCATCCACCCTACCTGATGGTACCGAACTAAGCGAGCGCTTCGAAATCAAGGGTTACAAGACAGCCAGTCGTTCTGGCGCTAAGAGTGGCGATTCTTCGCTTCTGCCCTCGTAGTAAATCGCACGTAAGTAACCAGCCCACAGAAACCACTTCATCTGTGGGCTGGTTACTAATTTTCCCTAGGAGTATTTATGCCAAGTTACTCCTCTTTCAGGGAAGCGATAGAACGAACAGTAGAGCGCCGGCGCGACTTCTTTAGGTTAATTTTCGGTAACGGAACTAGTTCGGGTAGTGGACCACTATACGTATGTATTGCATACAAGGGTCACACAGACAAGTCCTTTGAAGAAAAGTTTTTCGAGTATCCAGCACAGCTTAATGAAATGTGCGAGGATATCGACAAGCGGGCCTTGACCCTTACACATGTATACTTCTGTCCTCAGCTTCTCCGAGCTAAGAGAAGAAAGAAGGGCGATGTTGCTAAGTGCCCCGTCCTGTGGGCTGATCTAGATACTTGCAATCCGCAACTTCTCCAAGTTCCGGCTTCTATTGTAGTTCAATCGAGCCATGGAAGATGGCAAGCATTCTGGCGAATGGAAAGTGCATTAGAGCCAGAAGAAGCGGAAGCGATCTGTCTTAAGATTGCTTACTTCCATTCCGATCAGGGTGCCGACCGTAGTGGATGGGATCTAACGCAGTTAATGCGAGTTCCCTACACTCCCAACTATAAGTATGGCGACTTAAAGACTGCACCTGTAGTTACTGTTTCATCGACTAGCACCGCATTGTATCGAGCCAGTGATTTCGATTGCTACCCTGCATACAATGCGCTGAAGTTTATTGATGATCCCCTCCCTACTGAACTTAATCTTCCGAAGGATACACCGGAAGAAATTTTCGAACGTTACCAAGGCACACTCAATCCGCAGACTGAGGATATTTGGCAGTCACTACCTGAAGATGGCCAAGACTGGTCAGCTACCTTATGGAAGCTAGGCAAACTATGCTTCGAAGCCGGGCTGACTAAAGAGGAAACATTCCTCATAATGCGTACATCTCGGTGCAACAAATATGCCCGAGATCGTCGACCAATGACAGCCCTGTGGACTGAGGTTAAGAAAATCTATGTCAAAGAAACCGAACACTACAACTTAGTCCCAACACCTACTGCGGTTATTCCTTCACTCATTACTACGGAAGAAGTCCGTAAGGCTCAGGCCAGAGATACTTTTGTAGAACGCTACATAAGATGGGCCACGGAACTTTCGGATGCTGCACCGCAATATCATCAGGCCGGTGCTTTTATCATATTGAGTGCGCTAATCTCCGGCTCGCTTCGTTTGCCAACATCATTCGGACCAGTTATTCCCAATCTCTGGTTTATGATTCTAGCCGATACGACATTGACCCGTAAAAGCACTTCGATGAGAATAGCCATGAATGTGTTGGATGAAGTCATGCCATCCGCTATGATGGCTACAGATGGGTCAATGGAAGGTATTCTCTCCGCACTGAAGGATCGGCCGAGAACCGCCTCTATTTACTTAAGAGATGAATTTGCTGGCTTGCTCGATGCCATGGCTCACAAAGACTATATGGCAGGAATGGCTGAAACCTTCACCAAGCTCTACGACGGAGACTCACTAAAGCGGCTGTTACGTAAAGACGAGATCCAAATAAGGCAGCCAATCTTCATCATGTATACCGCTGGTACTAAGACTAGGATTCAGAATCTACTCACTGAAACTCACATCGACTCAGGATTCATTCCTAGGTTCATCTTCCTCACTGCGGTTGCTGATCCATCACGAGTGCGCCCAGTTGGTCCACCCGCTCCTATGAACTACCAAGCGCGGAATGCGATTATAGATGAGCTATCTAACATCAACTTCCGATTCAATAGTCCACGCTTGGTCATAAGTCCAGGTGGTCAAACCTCAAGTAATCTCCGACCAGAATTTGAAGCCGAGCTAACACCGGAGGCTTGGGCGCGATACAATGAATTTGAAACTACCCTAACAAATGCTGCACTAGAAACTGGGCTTCCACACCTGACTCCCGTTTACGACCGACTGGCAAAGTCGACGCTTAAAGCTGCAATGCTAATTACCGCGTCGTATAAAGGTGAGGATACCGACAAAATAACTATAGAAAAGGATGATCTAACCCATGCCATCTACTATGCACAGTACTGGTTTAACTACGCCAGTGAAATTGTGAATAGTATTGGCGACAGTCAAGACGAACGGGTGATGAAGCAAATAGTTGACTTTGTTAACATAGCAGGCAAGTTAGGCGTAACTCGCGCGGAAATCATGCGTCGTTATAAGCTAGATGCTAAGCGCACCGACTTACTTCTATCAACTCTGCTACAACGTCAGGTCCTGGCTTTTAGCAAAGCCGGTGGACAACCCAGATATTACGGTGGTACATAATGCCTTATATAGGCGTCGGGGTAACCGACGAACGAACTAAATCAAAGATAACAATGAAGATACACGGTCCACTTGATCTAAATGTAATGTTAGGTTTGAACACAAATGAGCTACGTTCCTTCATTCGCGACCGGCTAGAAAGTTATCAGACCAGCAATATTCCCACGATCTGCGAGCGACTATCTAGCGACGCCAGAGATAAGTTCTGCGATGGCGTCGAACGGATATGGGTACAAGTAGAGATTGTAGCTCTTGGTGATTTGCTATTTGGAGCATCAGCAGAACAGGTGTTAGTCAGCTAGGAGTCTAATGCGCAAACATCCACTTGCTAACTGTGAAAACTGCGTATTCAAAGATGCGCCATTCGTGCCTACTCAAAATCTGCGTCCTAAAGCTAAGCTAGCAGTTATTGGCGAAGCTCCGGGTGCTTACGAGGCTGGTCGTGGTATTCCATTTACTGGTCCTTCAGGTCGACTGTTGGACCAAGTACTGGCGCACCACGGCTATCCCCGTGAAGATGTTATGGTAACAAATGTATGTTTGTGTCGACCAACTGACAATGCCGACCCACCTAAGAGCGCGATCGAGGCGTGCAGCCCTAGACTGCGCGCTGAGCTAGCTGACAGTGGCGTGGAAAAGATTTTAGCTGTCGGTGGTACGGCAGCCAGCACCCTCATCGATCCGAAAAAGAAAATCTCAACATTGCGGATCGGCCCACCGAAACCATACATTCATAACCCACAGGTCCAGGTCGTAGCGACATGGCATCCAGCCTATTGCCTGCGTTCTCCTGATTCTTTTCCATCATTAGTCTCGGATACCGGCAAGTTGCGCGGTCAGACTTATGCCAAGAAGTGGGAACCAGCTAAGTGTCACATAGTTGATATTAAGGAATCAGCACTTACGGGTGTTCAGCGTTTATGGTCAGTCCCGGGACCGCTAGTTATTGACATCGAAACTGGTATTGACAAAGACGACCAGTTCGAGCACGCGGACCAGCATGACCTACTCTGCATTGGAATATCATACGCGGTCGGCCGAGTTATCATTTTCGGTACGCAAGCATTACGCGATGTCGAAGTTCAGGAGAACCTTGGCGCGTTACTCGCGTCGAAGAAAGTTGTTGGTCATAATATCAAGTCAGACTTGGCGGGACTCTACCCCATATTTGGTAAGATTGAAGCGGCCGGCGATACCATGCTACAGTCCTACGCCCGTGATGAGCGACCAGGACTCCACGCATTAGAGAAGCTTGGTATCGAAGTATTAGGGACACCAGCCTGGAAACAGAAGTTTAAGGCTCTAGTCCCACGTTCTGGCAACTATGCCGATGCGCCTCGCATGGCCTTGTATATCTACAATGCCGAGGATGTGCATGTTACTCGGACCCTGTGGGATCTGAATAACGAGCAGATGAATGAGCGCGAAAGACAGATTCATGCGTTCTTGATTGAGGCTGCTAACGCAATCGTTAACCTAGAAATGGCCGGCATTGCTTTCGACTCAGTATATAGCGTCGAGTTGCAAGCGCAGTTAGAGTCTGAACTTGAAAAGTTAGAAATAGAAATTTCGCATACTACTGGTCGGAATCTGAACCCAAGATCACCAATGCAAATTGCTAGGTGGTTTTCCGAAAAAGGAATGATGGTTCCGAATACGACCGCGGATCTTCTTGAGTCACTATTAGAACGAGCAACCTTACCAGGAGATATCAGAAAGTTCATCGAGCAGCTTTTGCTGCATAGAAGGCGAACTAAGCTCAATGGCACTTATGTCAAAGGCTTCCAGAAACGACTTCATGAAGGTAAAGTATACACAACATATACGCTTCATGGCACTACCTCTGGCCGTCTTGCATCGAAGAATCCTAATATGCAAAACATCGTACGGGACAAGAGAATTAAGAATCAGTTTACCGTCGAAGATGAAGGTAACGTTCTTATCCAATTAGACTACAAGCAAGCCGAAGGCCGAGTTATCACCACGTTGGCGCAGGACGAATATTTAGCCAACATCTTCCGTGATCCGGCCCGAGACATCTTCGATGAGTTGTCAACTCAGATTTACGGTAAGGGTGCTTGGGGCAAGGAAGAACGAGTTAAGATTAAGTCTGTATTCTATGGCTTATCTTACGGTCGTGGTGCTGAATCAATTGCAGTAGAACTCGGCATTAGTTCCGCCGAGTCGCGACAACTATTGGCAGAGTTCAAGGCGCTGATTCCCGCCACGGTAGCATGGCAAGCATCGATTAAGCACAAGGTGCTCTCTGGTGAGGATCTAGTTACGCCATTCGGTCGCAAGCGGTCGTTCTGGTTGATTACTGAATCGAACAAGGTAGACGTGCTAGACGAAGCCTTGAGCTTCCTACCTCAATCGATTGCTTCAGACATTTGTCTCTCCGCATTAATAGCATTACAAGAACCACTTGCGGGCATTGCGACCACTCGCTTGACAATTCATGATGCGATGATCTTCGAGTGCTATGAACATCAGGCTGAAAAAGTGGTCTACATTGCCAAGCGAGCTATGAAATATGCTGGTAAGCAGTTTACGGACTTTGTACCTTTTGTAGTAGACATCTCTATTGGTAAACGGTGGAGTGAGTTGTGAAGGTATATATCGCTGGCCCAATCAATGGCTATGATAATCTAAATCGTGATGCATTTAGTGAAGCTGCCCTTAGACTTAAAGTCCTAGGTCACGAGCCAGTTAATCCTCATGATGTAGAACCACTCGACCATGATGGGCCATGTCGTGGCTTGCCAGCGCAGGGTGGACACAACTATGGTTGCTATATGGTGCCGGACTTAAAAGCGCTACTAGATTGCGACGGTTATACCTTACTAGCTGGTTGGGAAAAGTCTCGCGGTGCAAGTGTGGAACGAACAGTTGCCGAGATATGTGGATTAACATTGGTTGGGTTGGAATGAAGTTTAATTGGTTCCGTAAAACTAAAGAAACAAAAGATTCAGGGCTAGACTACTTTAACTGGAATGACGAGTACGATACCTTAGTCGCGCAAAAACCATGTCCTGGTTGTGGTACAGAAACTATTCTTACTAGTCTAACTTGCCATACTTGGCAATCAGGTGAGCGCTGGATGACTTGTATGTTTTGCGATTCAGCCATGGAGCTATTCTGTACTAACGAAGA